AACTATCCTTTCTTTTTTAAACCGATTCAAGATGGTATGGATCGACCTAAAACAGAATTAGCGTATAGAGTGCCAGCTAGTAAATTAACTAGAAGAAAAATAGAAGCTGGTAGCGATGATGCGGATTTAGAAGGACTTGATACAACTATTGACTGGAAAAATACTGGTGATAACAGTTATGATGGTGAAAAATTAAAACTGTTAGTACACGATGAAAGTGGTAAATGGGAAAGACCAAATAATATATTAAATAACTGGCGTGTAACTAAAACTACATTAAGGTTAGGTAGTAGAGTTATTGGTAAGTGTATGATGGGATCAACATCAAATGCTTTAGACAAGGGTGGTGATAACTTTAAAAAACTATACTATGACTCAGATGTCACAAAAAGAAACCGCAATGGACAGACTCGCTCAGGATTATATAGTTTGTTCATACCTATGGAATGGAACTACGAAGGGTACATTGATTCTTATGGATTACCTGTATTCGAAACTCCAGAAACAGAAGTTGAAGGACCTTACGGAGACTTTATAGATGTAGGTGTATTAGAGCACTGGCAAAATGAAGCAGATGGTTTAAAAAATGATCAAGACGGTTTAAATGAATTTTATCGTCAGTTTCCTAGAACAGAAGATCATGCGTTTAGAGATGAAACGAAAGGTAGTATATTTAATTTAGTAAAAATATACGAGCAAATTGATTACAACAGTGATATTAGTAAATCATCTTTAGTAACAAAAGGAAATTTTTCATGGGCTAACGGTATTAAAGATACAAAAGTTATATTTTACCCAGATTTAAATGGTAGATTTTTAATAAGTTGGATTCCTGATGCACATCAACAAAACTGTTTTATAGTAAAAAATGGTTTTAAATATCCAGCAAACGAGCATATGGGTGCTTTTGGATGTGATAGTTATGATATATCAGGTACTGTTGATGGCAAAGGATCTAAAGGTGCTTTGCACGGTTTAACAAAATTTAGCATGGAGGATTGTCCTCCTAACCACTTTTTTTTAGAGTATATAGCTAGACCACAAACTTCAGAAATGTTTTTTGAAGATGTTTTAATGGCTTGCGTATTTTATGGTATGCCAATATTAGCAGAAAATAATAAACCTAGACTATTATATTATTTTAAAAGACGTGGTTATAGAGGTTTTAGCATGAACAGACCAGATAGAACATGGAACAAACTATCTGCAGCTGAAAAAGAAATAGGTGGTATACCTAATTCAAGTGAAGATATAAAACAAGCACACGCAGCAGCTATTGAAAGTTACATACAACAATACGTTGGTAAAAAAGAAGATTTATCATATGGTGACATGTACTTTAATAACACTTTAAATGAGTGGTCAAGGTTTGACATAAACAATAGAACAAAATTTGATGCTACTATAAGTAGCGGATTAGCTATAATGGCTTGTAATAAAAACTTATACAGACCTAAAGCTGAAAAAACATTAAAAACAGTTAATTTTGGTTTTACAAAATATAACAACAAAGGAATAACATCGAAAATTATAGAATAAATGGCATTAAGAACACAACCAAAAACATCTTTTCCTAGCCATGCTGTTTCTGACGCAGAAAAAGCTAGTGAAGACTATGGCTTGCAAGTTGCAAACGCTATAGAGCATGAGTGGTTTAGAAAAGACAGTGGTTCTACTAAATATTACAACTCTCAACAAAGATATAATAATTTAAAATTATATGCTAGAGGTGAACAGTCTGTTCAAAAATATAAAGATGAATTATCTATTAATGGTGATTTGTCTTATCTTAATTTAGATTGGAAGCCAGTGCCTATTATACCTAAGTTTGTAGATATAGTAGTTAATGGTATATCAGAAAGAGCTTATGATTTAAAAGCTTTTTCACAAGATCCTAGCTCAAAAGATAAAAGAACTAAATACGTAGAAGCTATAGCTAAAGATATGAGAAACAAAGACTATTATAGTCTTGTTCAAAATAGTGGTTTAGGAAATAAATTTAATAGCAATATTAACCCTGACGAGTTACCACAAAACGATGAAGAGCTTTCGTTACACATGCAACTTGATTACAAGCAATCAATTGAAATAGCTGAAGAAGAAGCTTTAAACAACGTAATGGCTTTAAATGATTATGATTTAATAAAGAAAAGATTAGATTATGATATTACTGTTTTAGGTATAGCTTGTGTTAAAAATGAATTTAATACAGCTGAAGGTATAAAAATAAAGTATGTTGATCCTGTAGATATAGTATTTTCATATACAGATTCACCATATTTTGAAGACTTATATTATGTTGGTGAAATAACTAGAATATCAATACCTGAACTTAAAAAACGTTTTCCAAGTATAAGTGAAGATGAGTTAAAGCAAATAGAAGATAAAAGCACAGGTGGTGAAACTTTTGCACAAATACAAAAAGAAAAAGGTTTTGTACATATATTAAATTTTGAATACAAAACTTTTAAAAATCAAACCTACAAAATAAAACAAACAGCATCAGGTGCTGATAAAGCTTTAAAAAAGGACGATACTTTTAATCCACCCAAAGATGGTAGAGCAAGATTTGAAAAAGTTGATAGATCTATAGAGGTATTATATTGTGGTTCTAAAATAATTGGCTTTGATAAATTATTAGACTGGGGCATGTCTGAAAACATGACAAGACCTAAGTCCGATATTACTAAATGTCACATGTCTTATCAAATTGTGGCGCCAAGAATATATAGAGGTAGACCAGAGTCACTAGTTAGTCGTATGATGAGTTTTGCTGATATGATACAGTTAACTCATTTAAAAATACAACAAGTACTTTCAAGAATGGTACCAGATGGTATTTATATGGATGCTGATGGTTTAGCTGAAATAGATTTAGGTAATGGTACTAATTATAATCCACAGGAAGCATTAAATATGTATTTCCAAACTGGTTCTGTTATTGGTAGATCTATGACACAAGACGGTGATTTTAACCAAGGCAAAGCACCAATACAAGAAATACAATCAGGTAGTGGTGGTCAAAAATTAAGTAGTTTGATAAATAGTTACAACTATTATCTTCAAATGATAAGAGACGTAACCGGATTAAATGAAGCTAGAGATGGTAGCAAACCTGATACTAATGCTTTAGTAGGTATACAAAAAATGGCAGCTGCTAATAGTAATACAGCTACAAGACATATATTACAAGGTGGTTTATTCTTAACATTAAAAACTGCAGAGTGTATATCGCTTAGAATATCAGATGTGTTAGAGTATTCTAATACTAAAAACCAGTTTGTTAATTCCTTAGGTAGATTCAATGTAGCAACACTAAAAGAAATAAAAGAACTTCATTTACATGATTTTGGTATATTTTTAGAATTAGCCCCGGATGAAGAAGAAAAACAAATATTAGAAAATAATATACAAATGGCATTACAAAAAGAGTTAATAAACCTTGACGATGCTATTGATATACGTGAAATAAGAAATTTAAAACTTGCTAATCAACTTTTAAAATTACGTAGACGTAAAAAACAAGAGCTTGATAGACAGATGCAAATGCAGAATATACAAGCTCAAACAAAGTCTAATGCTGAAGCCGCGCAAGCAGCCGCTGCAGCTGATATGCAAAAACAACAAGGTGTTGCACAAAGTAAAGTGCAAATAGCAGAAGCACAAACTCAATTTGATATTACAAAACTTGAAAGAGAAGCTGCAATTAAAAAAGAATTAATGGAATTTGAGTTTAGATTAAACATGCAGATTAAAGACAAGGAATTACAAGTGATTAAAGATAGAGAGAATAATAAAGAAGATCGTAAAGATGAGCGTACTAGAATACAAGCTAGTCAACAATCTAAAATGATTGAACAAAGAAAAAAAGATTTACCATCTGAAAACTTTGAATCAAAAGGTTTTGATAATTTAGATGGGTTTGGTTTAGAGCAATTTGAACCAAGATAATTGTTAACTATTTAATTATATTATATTATGGAAGATAATAAAAAACAAGAGGTAGAAAATACCGAAGAAGTGTTATCTGAAGGTGGTGATATGAAAGTGCCAACTACAGAAACAAAAGAAGAAAAACCTAGTAAACCGTCAGCTAAACAAGAAGATGGATCTTACAAGGTTGATTTAAAACAAAGTTCAACTAATAAAACTGAAAAAGATGCCATACGGGAGCAAAAGCAAACTGACGAAAAAAGTAATGAAAAAGAAAAAGAAGTCGAAAAAGAAGAAAAAGTAGACTCACCTGTTCTTGAGGAAATTACTGATACGGATTCTGAAGAACCTGTTAAGCAAGAGGTGAAAGAACCCGTTGTAGAAAATACAAAAGAAAAAACTCCAGAGATGGAACTACCAGAGAACGTTGAAAAGCTCGTGAAGTTTATGAACGAGACTGGTGGAACGATTGAGGATTACGTTAAACTCAATACGGATTATTCTAAAGTTGAAGATAGTGATTTGTTAAAAAACTATTATCAACAAACCAAAGGACATTTAACTAACGAAGAAATAGATTTTCTTATTGAAGATAGATTTAGTTTTGACGAAGGTATAGATGATCCTAAGGAAATTAAACGTAAAAAGCTTGCTTATAAAGAAGCGGTTGCAGAAGCTAGAAACACTTTAGAAACAACCAAGAAGACATATTTCGAAGAACTTAAGTTAGGTTCTAGATTACTTCCTGAGCAACAAAAAGCTATAGACTTTTTTAATCGTTATAATAAAGAGCAAGGACAAGCAAAAGAACTAGCCGACAATATAAGGCAGCATTTTAACAACGAAACTGATAAAGTTTTTAATGAGAATTTCAAAGGTTTTGACTTTCAAGTTGGGGACAAAAAATATCGTTACAACGTTAAAGATGTACAAAGTGTAAAAGAAAACCAAACGGAAATTAATAATTTATTTAAACCATTTATTGGTGAAGATAAAAGAATTAAAGACGCAAAGGGTTATCACAAAACAATTTTCACTGCATCAAACGCTGACGCTATAGCTAATCATTTTTACGAGCAAGGTAAAGCTGATGCCATTAAAAACATGACTTCTGAAGCCAAAAATATAAATATGGACAGAAAGACTGATACTGGTGTTCAAAAAACCTCAAACGTAAGATTAGTAAGCGGTGACGATAGTTCTAAGCTTAAATTTAAACTTAAAAATTATTAATTAAACTTTAAACTTACAAATTATGAGTAATGCTAATTTCACCCTTGGAACACAGGGTTTAGTAAGTCCTAATGTTGTAAAGCAAGTTACTACTGGATCTTATTTAGATCTAGCTAGTACAGCTGGACAAGGTTGGGCACAACAGTATTTACCAGAATTATACGAAGCAGAAATCGAAAGATATGGCGACAGAACTATCGGTAGCTTCTTAAGAATGGTTGGTGCTGAAATGCCTATGCAATCTGATCAAGTTGTTTGGTCTGAGCAAGGTAGACTACACGTAGCTTATAAAGCTACTGTAAACGTGGCGGACGGTGTTATCGTTGCAGGTTCTTTCAGAGATATTGACAATGAAGGTGGTTCTGCTATCGCACACGGATTAAGAGTTGGACAAAATGTCTTAGCTCAAGTAACAAGTGGATCGAACGTTGTAGTTCTTCCATGTCAGGTAACTGCTGCATCTAACCACACTTCTGGTGCTGGTACTGCAACAATCAAACCTTACGAATATGCTAATCTTGGTAACCACGCTAGCATCGCTGCTACTGGTAACTTAGTTGTTAGATTATTTGTTACTGGTTCTGACTTTGGAAAAGGTACTGATGGTATGGATCTAGCTATTGAACCAGAATTCAAGTCTTTTAGCAACAAACCTATTATCATTAAAGATAAATACGAAGTTGCTGGATCTGACGTAGCTCAAATTGGTTGGGTTGAAATTTCTGGTGAAGATGGACAAAACGGTTACTTATGGTACTTAAAAGCTGCAGGTGATACTAGAAAAAGATTCGAAGATTACTTGGAGATGTCAGTGGTTGAAGGTGTAACAAAATCTACTTCAGGTTCTGTTTCTACTGCAACTGGTGGTGGTACTGAAGGTCTTTTTGAAGCTATCGAAGATAGAGGAATCGTAACTGATGACGGTATGTTTGATGGTACTACTGATCTTGGTGACTTTGACAACTTATTAAAAGAGCTTGATAAGCAAGGTGCTATTGAAGAAAATATGCTTTTCTTAGATAGATCTGCAAACTTAGCTTTTGATAATATGTTAGCTGGTCAAAACAATTACCACTCAACTGGTAGTAACTACGGTGTATTTAACAACTCTGAGGATATGGCGTTAAACTTAGGTTTCAACGGTTTCAGAAGAGGTTCTTATGACTTCTACAAAACTGATTGGAAATATCTTAACAACAAATCTACAAGAGGTTTAGTTAACAACGGAGCAACTGTTGGTAAAGTAGAAGGTGTTATGGTTCCTGCTGGAACAAGCACAGTTTACGACCAAGGACTTGGTAAAAACATCAACAGACCATTCTTACACGTAAGATATAGAGCTTCTGAAGCTGATGATAGAAAGATGAAATCTTGGATCACAGGTTCTGTTGGAGCTGCTACTTCTGCAATTGATAAGATGGAAGTACATTATCTATCAGAAAGATGTTTAGTAGTACAAGCTGCTAACAACTTCTGTATTATGAGATAATACATTTTTTAAAAGAGTTAGGCGCTTCGGCGCCTAGCACTTTTATTTTTTATAAATTTTTTAATTATATTATATCATGGAAAAAAAGAAAACAAAAGAACCTGTTAAGGTGCAAGCACCTAAATGGGAAATAAAAGACAGAGTTTATAGATTATTAACTAAAAGAAAACCTGTCGTAAGGATGGTGAAGGCCAGAAACATATATTGGTTTGATGAAGAAGCTGGTTATGAAAAAGAACTAAAATATTGCGAAAATCAAAGAACTGTATTTGTTGAAGATATGAAAGGGCCACAAAGATTAGGCCAAATAGTTTTTAGAGATGGGCAATTAGTTGTTCCAAGAGAAAAAACAACCTTACAAAAATTATTATCAATGTATCACCCGGGTTTAAATAGCCTTTATTATGAAGTTGATAATGAAAAAGAAGCTGAAGACGAGTTAGATATGTTTGAAATGGAAATGGATGCTTTACAAGCAGCTATGGAAATGGAAGTTGAACACGCTGAAGCAATATTAAGAACAGAG